TTGCAATCAGAACTTTCTTTGCTTCTTCATAACTGTAAACCTTTGCATCTTTAATGTCTGTTCCGTAACTGTAACGGATTAAATCCCTTTCCCTTCCTGTAGTCAAAAATAATTTCTTTGTCATATATTGCCCCCTTTGTTTGATGTTTACAGCTTAACACTAACATCATATCTGATAGTTTTCTTGACATCCTCCAAACTGCCATAAAGCGGTTTGCTATAGCGGATTTCGTCACTTGATACAATCCATTTATGATTATATCTGTCGTACTCAATGCGAATGTGAGTGTGTTTGTAAAGCACGCTCCAATCATCACAGAACCTGTTGAAGTCACTGCGGCGTAATGCACCAAGCGTCTTATATACGCCGTATGTTTCGATGAACTCTGCTTTTGTCATATTAAAGCCCCCTTGCTTTGTCTTTCTGATTATATATTAACACCTTTTTTATATCTTGTCAACACTTTTTTTAAAATATTTTCATTTTTTTTTCTTAACACTTTTTTCTATATAATATAAGGGTTTTAGGGCGATAAAACAAGCCGTGAGCCTTCAAAATAAGGGCGTAGAGCGACTTTTTAGGGGTAAATGATATAATTATACTATTTCGAGGAAAAAACGCTTAAAACGGGCTATTTTTCAATTTTAAGAAAAAAAACCCTTGCGGGGCTTTGCACCCAGAACGCAAGGGAAAAACAAGGTTTTTTTCATCATTCCTAAAGCGAGGGGGCAATAAGAATGGTCTATCTTTTATTCAGTTCTTCAACGGTATCGCCCCACAATTCCCATTCCTGCACAAGATGTTCATAATAATTTATTATCTGCACACAGTCTTTCAAATCGTGCGGGGCTTCTAATTCTTTTCTTTCTGGCTTCGGCGGTAATTCTAAATTATGACTTGTCGTTATGCAACTTGTCATTGTTAGAATTAACAAGACAGGAAACAACAGAAAGCAAATCTTCTTCACTTGTCGCATCTGCTATCTTCTCCATAACCTTTAATTCATCATTCTTTATTTCTGAATTCTTCCTGATGTATTCAGTCATAATTGAAATTGTTTTCTGCAAATATTTTTCCGTTGCTTTAAGTTCTGCAATCTTTTTTTTCTGACTTGAAATTATCTTTGCAAGTACAATAATAACACCGATTAAAAAGATACACAAGAAAACAACTATCAGAATTAAAGTCAACCTATTCATTCAGTTTACCCGTGAATTTATCAAGTGCAATATTCAAGTCTACAGTTCCGAATAAACCCATTACTGTAAATCCGACAATGCACAATTCTTTAATATCGCAGTTTGAAAAAATATTTACCCATTTCAAAACTGCACCTGCAATTACAATTACGCCTGCAATTATTTTTGCAACTAAAGAAACATCTTTTGCTTTTACTTCGTTCATAATTCCCCCGTTATAAAACTTTTACTTTCGGTCTTAAAACACCGATCATATTTTCCGTACTTTTCAAATTTATTTTTGCACCGTTCTGTCTGTAGCCGTCCTGCTCGAAAACAATTATATTTTTATTTTCATAGCCGATGCAGATTGCAACGTGTCCGTAAGGATTAGTTTTTGTTTCTCCCCAGATAACGCAATCTCCGATTTTTGCAGTTTTCGTTTTTACTTTTGAAAAAACTTCCTGCTCAAGCGGTAATTTTTCATAATTAAGAAACAAGTCTTTTGCACCTGCAACCGCCCCCGTATGTTTCAGAAATCCTAAAACATCTTTTATATATTGTCTGAATAAATCAACGCATTGTGCCCCGTTCGCCTTGTCATAATCTACTATGTCATTAAAGTAATTATTGACGAATTGAATTAATGTCATTATTTGCCCCCTTCATTTATATCCAGTTTCGTTTCTATTCGTACTATCGACTTTTGAATTTCTGTCAAGGTTGCAAGAACGGAATTTATACTGCTATCTGTTGCAAGTCTTTCCTGTTCAATTTTCGCTTCAAGTACTGAATGGTCTTTACAGAACTTTTCAGTTTTTTCTTATACATCTTTTTCTATCGCTTCTATCCTGCTATTCATTTTTGATGCGTTCCACACCAAAGCAAGAACAGGAAGAAGAAAAACTACTGTTTTAATCAAATCTTCAAGAAATTCACCACTCATTTTTTAACCCCTTTAATTAACTTTAACCCATTTTTTCTATCTTGTCAAAATTATAATTTTTTATACATTCGCACATACTGTGCAATCTTTATCCCTGAAGACCCCTGTGGTGTGATTTTCACAACGTGATTGACCGAAGGACTAGTAACACGAAGAATTTGAATCCCAAAAGAAACAAGTTTCGTAGAAACGAGAGTTTCATCACTAATAGAATTTGGTGCAAAAAGATTCGGAACATTCAACCTTGCAATCAGTTCCACACCTGTTCCACCTGTCTGACCAGTAATGGAAAAAAGATAGTAACCTTCTGTAAGAGTGACGGCATCAAGCGACATCTGTGTATTGCCAATGTGCTGGATGGTTTGCGTATATGTTACGGCAGGAGAACTTCCCTGTAGAGCTTGCCAGACTGCATTAGATGTAACTGCGTTCATATTGTCTTCTTCAACGACATCTACAGGGGTACTTCCACCACCTATGTTATAGACAGTACTACCCACTTTAATTGTATTCGCAGTTTCTGTCGCCTGCTCACCTGAATTGATGGCTACTGTCTGCGAGTTTAATTTTACATTGCCTTCTTCATCGACATAAATACTTGCTACATATGTTCCACCATTCAATGAAAGTGTTTCTGTATCTTCTACACCGCTTGTTAAAATAAGTTTTCCCGTTCCGATTAAATTCTTTATATATACCCAATAATTTTTACTTCCTGTCTGTTCATCATCTCGATATAAAGTAAAAGTAAAATCTGAATTGTTATTATCTCCTGTAAAACCGATTGTGCTAAAAGTAACATCAGATTTGCTCATTTCAGTATCAGTCGGAACTTCATACCACTTTACACTATCAACTGCATTTGTTTTGTTGCTTGCCATTTGGAGCTTTCTCAATATAATCTGCAACTGGTCACTTAAAGCATTTTCCGGTTTACCAAATTTAAAATTGATTGAATAAACTCCCTTTGCACTTCTTTCTGTTACTGATTGTATTTGAACTATAGCTTTCTGGTCATTGAATGATAAGGTTATTTTGTCACCAATATCATACTGTTCTCTAAATACATAAGGACATTTTACAAGTCCGTTTCCACTCATTTCAATTGTCTGTCCGTATTGAGCTAACATTGAATATGCTTCTGCTTCATATTCCTCTTCTGTTGTCATTTCTGACTGATTATCAAAGCACTCAAATCGGTTTAATCCTTCCGGAGTTTCTTCATCTTCATTTACTGTCTCACCTTCATATAAATCCCTTTCCTCATTCTGTCCTTTACCAGCTACATAAATTGCGTTTGAGAAGGCATCTGTACTGTCTGAAAATTGTCCATTTGCCAAACTGTCAAAATCCGGAGAAAAGAAAACTGATGTATGAATATCGTTTCCAGTATAGCACTCAAGAATTAAATTAGTTGAATTGAATTTCATTCTCCATCCAATTTCTGATTGAATGGCTATTGTCTTACATACTTCATAAAGGTTAGAAAATTCTTCACTCACAGAATATTCTTTACCAATTGCATTTTGTAAGGTTGGAATTGTATTTATAATTGGTAATTGTCTTTTAGATTCCGCATTACTTCCGCACTGGTCGTTTATAAGGTTTCTCAAGCACAATTCACCTTTTGCAGTCATTGACCACTTGCCACCATCATTCATATTCTTAATTACTCTGCGTTTAAGAATATATCTTGCGTCATAACCAATTATATTTCTTATTTGTGAGCCTTTTCCGTTTTCACCAAGTGTATCATTTATCCGGGTTATTTCTCCAAAATCATAATCACTTTCACCAATCTTAACAAACAAACCTTTTTTGAACTTTTGAGCATTAGGAATATTAAAATTAATTGTTATTGTAAATTGACCAGCTTGGAAAAGATTATGTTCAAAAGAATATTCCTGATAATCATCTATTATGGCAATTTGAGAAAATTTATTGTCTTTCCATTCGTATAAATGTATTTGAAGTTTTTCCATTTTATACTCCTACATATTTTTGTCTATATTTTAGTGTTGCGTTAAATTGGTCACCAATTCCAGAAATAAGTAATTCATTATCACCAACTTCTAGTGATAAATTCATATTGCTATCTTCAGTTAAATCTGCAATCAAATTTTCAAAATCTGTGAAGAAAGATGTAACCAAACCACCTTCATAAATTGAAATATAGAATTTTTCTCTTTTTGCTACTACATAATATAAAGTTATATTAAAACTTCTTTCTTCATTCCAATTTTTACCATCTACACTTGTTAAAATATTTTGTCTAGTTGAAGCACATAATTTAAAAAGTTGTTTATTAAAACATATGTCAAATACTTGGTCTGTAGAATAACTTGAATATCTTGTAATCCAATTTTCTCCATCTTCGCTTGTCAAAATTATTGAATTATTATAACTATTTTTACTTCCACAAGCAACAAATAAATCCAATTCTGAAATATAAATTATATTATTTATACTACTTAAATTTTCTCCACAAGGATATTCTGTCCAATTTTCTCCATCTGTACTTGTATAAAAATTTGAATTATTATAGCCAATAAATTTATCTTTATATGTGTAACAAATTAAATTTATATCTTCAATTTCTGTCCAATTTTCTCCATCTGTGCTTTTATATATTTTATAACTATTAGGATTATTTCTTGCAGTTGCAATATAAAAATCATTTCCTTTAACTATATTTACAAAATCATAGCTATCAGAAATAATTTGTTTATATTCCCAATTTTCATAGTCTTCACTTTCAAACCAACCTTTATAAGAAAGCAATAAAATTTTATCATTCATTTCTATGAATTTTTTTGCACTAGTTATTGAAGGTGAAGTATATTTATAAACTTCAATCCAATTTTTACAATCATCACTCTTACAAATATAATCACCTTTTACACAAAGAAATAAATTTTTTCTTTCAGAATAAAATAAATAATTTGTTGATAAAATATTTTCTTTAACTAAATCCCAATTTTCTCCATCCGTACTTGTATAACCTTCCCAATCATCATACTTATAAAAAGTTTTATTATATTCATTATAAAAATAGAATAAATTTTCAATATATTTTGGTAAATCTTCAGAATTATCTTCAACCCAAGTTACACCATCTGTACTTTCTGCGTAATAATATCGACTTGAATATTCAACAAGATAAAATTTTTCTTTACTAACAACCAATCTAGTATAATTTCGAGAAAGTCCGGAAACTGTTTCCCAAGTTTCACCATCATCATTACTAATTAATACTGTGCTTGTATGATAAGTTGAAGTTGATAAAACTTGAAGTTGAAGTAAAATATTACCCACATTTTTTATTGTTGCAGTATGGGAAGTGGTTTGAGTGCTATAACTTCCTTCCCAAGTTTCACCATCTGTACTTGTAAATAAAGATAATTTTGCACCACCAGTATAAAATTTTCCATTTATAAAATTTATAAAATCTAAAGAACCACCACCAGTATCAAGTGTTGCAATAATTTCCCAATTTTCACCATTTTCACTTTTAATAATATTTTTTGTAGAAATACCTTCTGTATTATCTATTACAAAAAAATTATTTTCTGCAAAAATAATATCTGCAAAATTTCCTTCTTTTATATATTTCCAATTTATACCATTACTTGAAATCCAAATCTGTCTCTCACTTATTCCACAATAAATTCCAGAATTAAAATTATATGCAATTTTTAAACTAAAAAAATTATATTGATTTAATTCAAAATCAATATTTTCTGTTGTTACATTTTTATTTCCACTTGTTGTATCAATATTTATTGAAGTATCATATGTTCCTTTCAATTCTATTTTTTTATTTTCTGTAAAATTAATTAGTCTTGGTTTTTCAATATTACTTGTATATAAATCCGCAATAATTGAGCATGGTACATCACCTTTATTTTCAACAATCTGTCTTACACCGCTTCGTAAATCAATTACAGTTTCTTCTGTATCTTCCCAATAAGGATTGCACGCAGTAAATACAAGGCTTCCTTTCTGCGTTCCTCTGTCGTTACTATTTTTATTTGCGAAAATTGGAATTGACGGCACTACTTTAATCTGTTTTGAAAGATAGTCATTTGTATAAACTAAAGTACCCTCGCCCAATTTCGGATTGAGTATTTCTATTACTTTTCTTTTCAGTTCGTATCTTTTTTCAAGATTGCCGTTATCCTGAATTGCAAGCGTTACGGATAATTCACGGTTGTTTAAAAGCCCGTCAATGAATACAGAACCGTCTGTAAATGGAACTGTCTGTGTCTGCAAATTCAAGCCCGTATTGTCAAAGCCTTTCCAGTTAGTAATTCCAAAATCACCGCTTGTTAAATCAATAACTACATCTTTTGAATTCCTATAAACTAACTTCTGCATCTTTACACCCCTACACTATAGAATTAATCGCCATTTCTCTGTTGTAATTCTTTAACTGTTGCATCATAGCAAACGCACTTGTATCCTGCATATTATTGAATGTTACATTGAAGTTGTTTGTATTGCCTGCGTTAGAAAGTGCCGTCTGCGTATTTCTGTTATTCAATACCTGTTCACCGCCCCTGAAGTTTACAAGTTCTGGACCTGCTTCACCTACAAGATGTAAGCCCCTAGTTGCGTTATTTGTTCCGTTTGCATAACCGCCTGCAAAAACTTTATTCAAGACAACATCAATATTTGAAAGCGTTTTATTTGCTTGGTCGAATGTCCACGACAAATCCCTTCTTATTTCGTGCAGACTTGTTTCTGTAAAGCCTTCTGTTATTCCTTTAGAAATTGCTTCACCTATAGAATTCATTTCTGCCTTTAAAGTTTCTGTATAAACTAAAGACTGAATGAGCATCTGTCTTATATAGTTTTTCATCTGATCCAAGAAGTCAGATTGTGAAAGACCATCAACAAGGGCGTTTACAAGATTTTCCCCTATGGCACTTCCCACTTCTTCAATGCTTTCTACAACATCTTCAACGGTTTCAAAAATGTCATTTAACATTTCGTCAATTTCTTCCGTCTGCTTTTTGGCAATATCATACATTGACTGCATAGCCTTTTTTGTTTCTGCAATCTTTTCTTTATTGCCCGTGTGCATAGCATTGACTAACTGCATTGAATAGTCTGCCATTTTCTCTGCGTATTCATCAGTATAAACTGATAACTTAATCATATTTTCACGCAGGAAATCTTTTATGCCGTTTGTAAAATCTCTTGATGATAAACCGTCTACAAGTCCAGAAATAAAATTGTCACTTAAAGTAGAACCTGCAGTTTCAAAAGTTTTTTTCAGTTCAAGTAATTCATTTTTAATTGCGTTTCTATTCAAACCTAAAGTTATCTCTTTAAGCAATGTCTCATTAGAAGTATAGAACATATCGTAAACATCAACAAGTCTTTCTGTTTCTTCAAGTGTTGCGTTAATGTTATTCTGCATTGTTTCATATAACTTATTCGTTTCTTCCATGACGATATTCAATTCATTTTCAGCGGATGCTAAATTTTCATACAATTCTGTCAGTTTATAATTGTAGTATGTAGTATCATTACTCCATCTATTTGCTTCTTCAAGTACCTTTGAGTATGCCTGTATGTAAATATTAAGTTCCTGAATTTTTTCAGCATAAGATTCAGTAAGACTTCCTAATGTTCTAATACTGTTGGCGTAATCACCTATTGTTGCAGTTTCTGAAATTTCTTTAAGCATCTCTTTTAACTGTGCTAGGCTTTCTGCTGCCGCATCTGTTTTTTCCTTAACTGACTTCATCTGTTTTGCAATTCCAGACAGAACCCCGCTTGCAACAAAGGCGGCAGTTGCACCCGCCGCAGCAAGTGAAGCAGATGCATAATCATGATTTGCCGCCCTTAAAGCAGCTGTTGCCAAAAGTTGTTCTCCTAAAGCCTTTAATACTTCTGCTACAGCCTCAACCCCAGCTGAAGCAAAAGTATCCCAACTTGCACTTCCGTCAATTAAACCTTCCCCAATTTCAGTAAATGTTTCAGAAAAAGCCCCAGTAATTGCTTGATAAGAAGTTGAAACAACATCACTCCAATCTTCTGCATTTTTTTCAATTTCATCTTTTAATTTTTCAAAGGCAGATTTAACTTCTTTAGTATTTTCATTCGTTTCTTTTACTGTCTTTTTAAGATTACCTGTAACTGCGTTATGAACCTTTCCCAAATCACCAGTAATTTTTTTTTCAGTCTTTCCGCTTAAATCTTCAATCTTTTTATTTACCTTTTCCAGCTCTTTAGTCAAACCTGACATTTTCGACAAATCCACTTCTCCTATCGGGTCGAACTTTTCTATTGCTTCCATTCCCAAATGTTCACGCACCCAGTTTAATTTATCTACTAATGGATTCAATACTTTATCAATGAAAACATTTATTTGGTCTGCAAACGAATTAATAAGCCCTGAAAGAATATTAAGGACGTTCTGACCTGCCAACATAAAAATTTTTTTCAACTGTTCCCACGCTAATTCCCATTTACCGCTTAATAATGAGAAAATCAAACCGAATGCAGTATTGAAAGCATCAAGAATGTTTCCTAAAATCTTGTGCAAAGTTTCATAGACATTCTGAACGACATTTGCAATTCCGTCAAAGACTACAGAATATTCTTCTACAAATCTTGATGCGTTATCAACAAGAGAGAAAATCATATCACCGACAAACGCAAAAATATCACGGATAGAATTTATTACAGGTCTTAAAACAGGGTCAAGCATTCTTACAATTCTTGAAATCGAGTCAACCAAGTTTTTTACAAGCGTATCAACGCCCTCAAACAGTCCGCCGAAAGTTCCTAATAAAGTTGCTTTCAAATCTGCAAAAGCGTCTTTGCTTGTTCTTGATGCCTTATCCGTGCTTTCAAGTGCCCCGCCTGCTTCAAGAAGTTTGTTCTTAAATTCTTCAACGCTTGCAGAACTGTTCCTCAAGACTTTAACCATTTCTGGACCGTTTCTGCTTCCGAATGTTTCAACAGAAATATTTAATGCTTCTGTTTCTGTACTTGCGTTTTTAATTCTTTCAGATACTTCTGCAAATGCTGTCTGTGCGTCTTTTCCTTCCTGCGAGAATTTCGCAAGTGCGGTTTTCATTCCGACAAGTGCCTGTTCCGCTTCAATACCGTTTTCTTTCAACGCTCCGATAAATGCGATTGTATCTGTTGCAGACATTCCGAACTGTGAGAAAACCGCCTGACCGCTTTTCAATCCGTTCATTAAACTATCAACACTCGCACCACTTTCTTGACTGGCTTTTGTGAGTTGGTCTAATAACTTGTTTGTATCCTCGGTTTCAATATTCCATTTTGCCATTATATCGGCGGTCATATTGATTGCGTTTTTAGTTTCTACACCTGTAACAGATGCGAATTTGTCAAACTGTTTTGTCAAAGAAACAAGTTCAGTTCCCGTTACCTTAAATCTTGTATTCAAGTCGGCAACCATTTTTCCGACTTCCTGTGCACTTCTTCCTACGCCCTGCGATAAAGCATCGTGCACATTTTCTCTGAACTTATAAAGGGCTTCACCTGTTGCACCTGTGCCCTTTGCAATTTCAGACATTGATGCATTCATTTCCTGTCCTAACTTTGTAGCCAAAGCAGTAACAGTTATTAAGGCAGTCGCAAGTTTGCCTTTCGGTCCGAGTACTTTATTTATGACATTGGAAAAACTTCCTAGACTTTCTTCACCTTTTTTTATTCCGCTTATGAAGTCTTGTGTATTCGCTTTTATGTCGGCAACTAAACTGAAATCTGCCATTTTACAAACCTCTTAACTTCGTAGGGTCTATAGGGTAATCTCGCCCCGCAACTTTTTCATTTATCTTTATATCTTGCCCGCCGTCTATTTCGTTAGGATCTTTTCCCCAGACACAGGACGCAATATAGCAGGCAAGATTTTTCTTTTCAATTCTTTCAAGTTTCTGTTTTTCATTTATCAGACTTATTACAATTCGTGGCTCTGAATTCCAGAACCATTCTTCAGACTTTCCCATTTGAAACGTCTGCAACAAAAGGAAAGCCCATTGAAATCCGTCTAATTCTTCTTCACTTTCTTTGTTTTTTTTTCTTCATCATCTTTCGGTAATGAGCCATATAAGGCTTCCGAAAACTTTTCTGTAATCATCTGAATATCTGCCATTGTATATTCATCAAGTAAAGTTTCTTCTGTCAAGCCTTCTTTGTCTGCAATACCAAGCCACAAAAGATGCGGAATTACAGAGAAAGGTTTATTCTCTATATCTTCCTGCATCTTCTCAAGATTTTTTAATCCGTTGTATTCCTGCTCGATTTTTGCCCAAGCAGAAAACCCAAATTTAATTTCCCTTTCTTTGCCTTTCAATTTCAATGTTACTTTTGTTGGCAAAACTTTTTCTAACTCTGTCATTCTTTTACCCCCTTTAAAATAAACCCCATAAGGTATTTGTATTTTACACCTTACGGGGCTTTTTTGCAATTACAAATTAAAGAGATGTATCTGTCATTGGTGTAGCACCAACTCCGAAACTGTCTTTTAATCCGCTTGTTACAACAACGCTTACAGGTGTTTCTGCATCTGCATCTGGTGTAAATGTAATTGTAGGAGAAACGCTTGCAGTTGTTCCGACTTCAAGTGTTCCTGCAACCATATCACCGTTTGCATCAAGAACAAGAATTGTTACCCCGAGAATTGCCGAGCCTGCACCGAATACGAATGAAGCACCGCTATCTTTTGCACCTGTGAATGTAATCACATTGTCTGCGTCCATAGATGCAGTTACTGTCAATTCGCTATCGTCCGTTGCTACTGAAACAACAGGGGCGTTAAACCAATTTTCTTTTACAGAAGAAGGAACTGTTGCATCATCTGTTCTGATATGAGTACAGATTGTGCCTGTGTCCTGTCCTGCTGGAACAAACTGTGTCTGTACAAACTGTGCAGTTACAGAAATGTGTCCGAAGTTAAGAGTATCAGTTTTTGTTTCTCCGCCTGTTTCAGGAACAGAGAATTTTCCTTTTGCATACCAGAAATACTGATAGCGGTTGTTTCCATTTCCGTCTTTGCCTGCAAGCCATACACGGAAACCAAGTGCATAATCGCTTGACTGGTCAAGAGGTGTTTCAACGGTAATTCCGTTTACTTTTCTCTGTCCGAGCAACTGTGCAAGAACATCTACATCTACATCAATCATTTCGAGTGTCAATTCTGTATTGCCACGATTTGATGCAGAGAAGAATGGACCGTTATCTGCAAAGTCTACCGCTACATCAGAGTTAGGGTTTACTGTTGCATTAACTGCCCCTTTCAATGGAATTACTGTATCAAATGTAATTCCGTTTACATCATCAGAAAGAACTTTAGCAATAACTACATTGTCCAATCCGATTTTTGGTGCTTCGTTTGCCATTTTCTTTTTCTCCTTATAAAAAAATAACGCTATTTATTTTAAAGAGAATACATCTCTTGTAAAATACATTACCCTGTGTCGCACATTATCTACAACATCAGGAACTTCCCGATTGCTTGTGCATACAAACCAATTTTCTTTCATAACATCGGCAACTGCAATTCCTATTTCAGATGTCGTGCTATATCCGTCTAAAGCCTTTGTATATATGTGTATCTGCACGCCTAAACTGTCTACTGTCGGCAGATTATCTGCAAATTCTTCGTCCCTCTGATTATCATCTTGAAAAATGATACAAGGGAAAGTTTCAACGGTTTCTGGGAAAGCATCAAAGATATTTTCCGTGTAATCCGTTATGCGTTCATCATTCAAAATACTGTTATAAATAACTTTTGCATTTATCATTTCTTCGCCCTGTTCATTTCTTCCGTCAGTATTTCTTTAATCTGCGGTTTACATTTTTCTAACGCAGGTTTCAGAAACGGTCTAGGTGAAGGCATCTTGCTTGTTCCGAATTCAAGAAAAGCCCCATAAGGTGGATTTTGCAAAGTGCTTCCAACCTTTCCAACTAACTGAACTTCATTCACTTCATAAGTAATAGACCGCCTTAATGTGCCCGTATCAACGGCAGGCGGTTTCCCTGCTTGTGAAGGGTGATGCCCTTTCTTTTTGTTGTGCGTGTAATACGTTTTAGAATAATCTAATTCAGTATCACGCATTGACTCTTGAACTTCCCTTTGTACTAAAGCACAACATTTAACAAGAGCCTTCCCCGTGTAAGTATGAACGCCCGTCTGAAAACTTTTCAACTTCTTCTGTAATGCGTCAAAGATTTTCGGATTTATTTCGCTCATTCATTACCTACTGGAATTAATAACGCTTCACAATGCACCCGCCATTTATTTACGGGGCATATGTTATAAACTTCTACACTTCCGTTGTCATAGACAACCTGTGCCCTGTTTCCCGCCTTCATATTTTCGGCATCAGTAAAAAAAACTCTTTTCGTTTCTGCCGTTCTTTCATCAATGCCGTAAATTTCAATCTGTTCTTTCGTCAAGACATTAGGTTGTACATCTGCCCTAAAACTTTCTAAAGGCTTTTCAAAATCAAACTTCTTGATTTTCGTTCCTTCTGCGTTTTTCTCTACTGTAAGCCCCGCAATATTTATCGTTGCGTTCGGATAGAAAACCATTTATGCAACCGCCTGTCTTTTGTAATCAATAAGCATTGAACAGACTTTAGCAGAAAGCCCGCAATCTGCCATACTTCCTGCATCTGCAAAAGTTGTGCTTATTCCACCTTCTGAATAACTTTTTATTCCTTCTGCTTTGTTCATCTTTACATTATATAATTCTGAACAGGCTACAAGACAAGCAGACATAATGTCATAAGGCAATGACGCACTATCGCCTTCTGTATAACCTTCATCAGTAGGTAAATAATAACCGCTTATATAATCAACTTCAATTTCATATACGCCAGATATAACATCGTATGTCATACCCCTTGTGTAATAAGCCCCGTTCCAACCGATACCACGATAAAGCATTCCGACTTTTGAATATTTCGGTAATACCTTATAATCAGTAATTTCAAAATCACCGATTTTGACGCTTGATACCGATTGAACAGGTTGATTGTCAAGAAGAAGTAACTGATTATTATTGACGCTATGCACTTCACTATTTTCTTTTCTCTCAAGCGGATAACCTAGATAGTTTTCTATCTGTGCAGATACCTGTTTAATCATTAAAGTTAAAAGGTCGTTCTGCGTATCACCTGTTATGCCGAGATAAGTTTTTAAATCCGGTAAAGTACATAGCATCATTTTCTTACTTCCTATTTCTTGAGCATACTCTTGATGTAGATTATCAATGCAGATAAGCCACCAAGAACAGCAAATACAAGTGCAGGAACTTTTGCAATTTCTTCTGCGGTAATTCCCGCAATAGCAAGACCTACACAACACAAAGCGATTAAAATAAATTCAACCGTGATTGTGATTTTGTTGTTAAAAAAAGCCTTGATTTTTTCTAACATATTCTATCCCCCTTATGGGGCAGATTAACCGCCCCTTTTTTGCTTTAGTCTACGTTTGCATCACTAAGAATACAAGATGCTGCAGTTGCACCTGTTACCTTTACATATTTGTCTGCACCTGTAAGGTCGATTGCAATTCCTACATCTGTATCACTTCCTGCATCATCGGCAGAAACAAGTGTTGCAAAATCAACGAATGTTCCGCTTGATGTATCGCAGGTCTGAACTTTAATTGCAGTTGATGAAGTACCGCCGATACAAACGAAAATTCCTGTGTTAAAACCTGTTCTGTCAAAGGCAGTATCTGCACCGCCGACATATTCAATCTGGTCAATGATTTTACTTCTGATGTTCATTTTCTTTTCTCCCTAAAAAAATAGAATTAACGGGGGCTATTAAACCCCCGCAGAAATTATGACTGTGTTAAAGATGCTTTAACAAATGCTTCAGGGTGTCTGCAAGCGAAGTCGTGTTCAGTAATAAGGCGAACAAGTGTCAAATCATTCTGGAATGCAGAAATCTGATTGCCGAGTCCGTCTGCAAATGTTCCTTCACGGCTCATTTCTACTGAAATGTCATAGCCTACGCCCCACAAGAACTGTGACCAGTCACCAACCCAGAAATCAGAATATCCTGTGCCCGAGTCATAACCTACAGTTGCACTTTCAATTACGTCATAGCCTTTAAGTTTTCCTGCATCAAGTGAAGGGAAAGCAAAAGGTCCAGAAGCAAATGCAAGGTCTTCAAGCCAACTTTCTCCAGTAGGACTGAAAAGCCATTTAACATTGTCCATAGGAATATTTGCCTGTTTAAGTTTTGCAAGCATTCCGTTTGGTGCAGTAAGGTCTAATGCAGTACCACCGCCAGCAGGTGACCAAGTCTGAACGCCCGATGTGTTAGCAAGTCCAAGTGGTGTGTGGAGTGTTCCTGCACCGTTAAGGAAAGCATCATCAAGGGCAATTTTTGCGTTCTGCATCAAGTCTTCTGCTACCCAAGTATCAATGCCTACTGCGTTAAAGCGAAGAAGGTCGTTTGAAATTGGAGTAAGAGAAGCCAACTTCTTAGCCTTGAGATTTACTTCGCCAAACTGTGCCTGTGATGGAGTAATCTTTTCTGCTTCACCAATCCAGTATGCAGATGCCTTTGAAGTCATTTTTGGAATAGAAAGATTTCCGTTTGGCATCGGAACTTTTCTTACACCGAGTTTTTCAAGAATTGTATTTGCGTACAAAGCCTTGATATAGTCAGGCGAGAAAGCAATAGGAATTGTAAATCCACCGTCAGAAGGAACAGAGCCTGTTAATGTCTTCTGTCCTAATACTGCGTGTAAAGCCTTACTGTTCGGATAAAGTTTTTTAGCCGATGCAAGTGCTTCATCTGGAGTTACCTGTTTAACATTCATTGCGTTCTTATCATTCATTGCTTTGAGATAAGAGCCAATCATTTCGTTTACTACAGTTGTAGAACTTTCTTTCTTGAGTCCCTGTACAACGTTTTCTGCATTTGCCTTTTCAAAGTTCAAAAGCATATTTGCGTTTTCTTCAAGAGCCTTTTTGTTTTCTGAAAGAATTTTCTCTACAGATTTTTCAACGGCTTCGTTGAATTTGTTTTCATCTGTGATGTTTGCTACACCACCCAATTCTTTTTTGATTGACTCTTTTGCTTCTGCAATCTGTTTCTGACTGCGTTCGTCAATCATTGCTTCAAGTTCTTTTGTTGTCATTTTCTTTATCTCCCATAAATAATTTTTTCGGTACTTCCGATTATATAAAAAGTTCCGACATTCTTTGACTGAACTTTTCTTGCAATAATTTTAGACCCCAATGTTTATTTCGTCAAGGTTTATTTCTTCTTCTTCATCTTCAATGACTACTTCATCGCCTAATTCTTTTTTTACTTTTTCAAGTTTTTCTGCCTGCTCTTTTATTACCTTCTGACATTCTTCAAGTTGTTTTTCAAGAACTGCAATTTTTTCAAAAGGGTCTACGATGTTTTTTCCTTCCTCTCCGAAAGATTTAACTGCCTGTGCAATCGCATCTTGATTTGCAGGAACGGCAACCGCAGAGAATTCCAACAGTTCCCATTTCTTGATTATATATCCGCTCGTTTCTTTATTCGGCTCTAAATCCGTAGCAATAAAGCCTACAGAAACGGCATTAAGCATTCCCGTTTTATAACAATGATAAGTAAAGTCTACAAGTTTTGCTTTTTCACTTGCACATTCCTTATCCGTTGAAAGTTCTTCAACTGTCGGAAAGTAAACATCACAGTAAACCGCATTACCTTCTACACCCCAGTTTTTCGGTTTGCCTAACGGAAAATCGTGTGAGTTATGGAAAGAAAGAAAGATAGGGTTTTTTTCAAAATTAGTAAAATCACAACCATTAGCAATAAGAACATCCCCGTCCCTATCTACCACTTCGCTTGAGATTTTAAACCTTACAGTCCTTGTTTCAAGTTCTTTTGTTTTTACGTTAAATATACCTTTTTTTATACCGTCCATTTTATTACCCCTTATTTATGAAGTCTGCCTTTCAAATATCCTTCTGGACATTTAAAATCCATTATTTCATTTTTGCCATTGTTAAACCAATGTTTACCCTTGCAAATTCCTTTATGATTTTCAGATAGTCTTTTTCTTGTTTCTTCTGTATGTTTCTTATTGTAAAAAGGATTTTTTTCACCCTTAAATTTTTTTCTTGCTTCTGATAATTTTTTTCTCATTTCTAATCCACATCTTGTTTTAACGTTTTCTTTATTTGCCTTTGAAATTGCTTCTTTTTGTTTTTCTGTTATATGTGTGCCTATTTTGTGTAATCTTGTATGTTCGTCTGCTTTCAAAAATATGAGTTCAGAAGCAGGTCTATTATAAAAGCAATCTAAAAAAATAAGTTCCTCTTTTGGTATTTGAACAGTTCTTTTTTCGCCGTCTGAATTATGAGTTTCTAACCTATGATGACAATCCCACCTTTTTTTAGATTTTTTTGCAATCATATAGTTTTCTATTTGCGAAAGTTCATCACAACAATATTTTTTACACATAGTTTCACAAATCATTTTCTCTCCTATACAATCACAGGTGCAACTGTGCATCTGCAATTAACAACATTTCCTGCACTTCCATTAGGGTCTAAAGGATACATCATATTATCAACCCCGCCTTCTGAAAGATTTTCTACTTCAAAAGTTTCATCAATGGAAACGATTTTGCCGTCCATTAAAATATGACTTTCTCTTGTCCTGTCGTCAAGCGTTGAAATCCATTCTTTCTGTTCAATGCCCGATGCCCTGTATGTTTCAGTCTGACCATAATTTACGCTTGTTCCCGTTTCCGTTCTTGCAATCATCATAGCCCGTGTATCTGATAATTCTTCAAATACATCTTCTGCACTTTCCTGCAACTTATCTTTTGTATTCTTCATACTGTCACCGTTTTCGATGCTTTCAGTAAGTGAACTTCTTAACGCTTCAAGCAGTTGTTTTTTTGTCGTCTGATTTATTTCGGTACTTTTTGCAAGTCCAAATCTGTCGACCCATTTATTAAATCGGTCATTCGTAATCGTCATAATTCCAAGTACAGAAATGTCTTTTTTATTTTCAAGTGCAAATTTTGCGTTCTCCCTTCCTGCACTCATACTGTCAAGCCAGCATTTAGCAAGACCGTGCTTTACCGCTTCATCACATTCTTTCTGAAAGTAATCATTTACTAGATTGTTAATTGTTGCGTCATTACATTCTTTCAATGATTTTATTTTTTCAGAAATATCGCCTTTCTGCTTTCTTGCAATTTTTTTAACTGCATTAATAAACGCAGGTTCGTTGTTTCTTGCTTTCGTGTCGAAGTTGTGCCACAGTTTTTCCTTCCACAGTTTTCTTTCTGCGTCCTGTTTTATGATACGCCCCGCAAAAGATTTTCCGTTTTCATCTTCAATTACAACTTCTTCTTCTGGCTCTGTTTCTGCCTCTGGTGAAGGAATATCTGCTAAACTGAATTCTTCGTTTGCAGGAATAATTGAAACACCGATAGGCACAATATAATGTCCTTCGTCTGGGCTTGGATTAATTCCGAACTGTTCGCAGAACTGCTCTTTAGTTACTGCACCCAATCGCAAGCCTGTTTCATAAATCCTTAATTTCAAATCTTCATCTTCAATTACTTTTACATTGTGCTTGCACATTACATCGTCAAACTCATAAAGTAACTGTGTATTCAAAACCCTTTCAAAGAATTTAAGGCGTGGAATAATAACGTTTTTCTGTGTCAGATAATATGAAGCATCAATAGTCGCCCTGTTTGAATTTTCAATAATGCCGAATATTTCAGGCGGTAATTGATAATGTTGCAAGCATTCATCACGCAGGAATTTTCTGCTTTCTGTCATATCAAGTTCTTTAGGTGAAATGCCTACTGTCTTAATATTCATAGCACCTGTTAAGATTGCTGGCTCTCTTGCTTTTCTGAAACCGCCTATTTTTTCAAGAAGTGATTTCTTTAATCTGTCTGCACCCTGTTCATTACCTTGATAGCCAGTAATAACATAAGGCGGTGTCGCATCGTTATAAAAAAAGTTTTTCTGATATTTACTTGCGTATTCATCGGTTTCCAATTCATCGGCAATACTTTCAGAAAGTCCTTTACCGTTTCCGTACGGATCATTCAAATCTACATCTTTAAAATAAACAAAATCTTCAGGAAGAACAGTTAAGATTTTACCCGCCGTTGTTCCATAAGGTGTGATTTTATAAAAATGATTTCCGACTGTAGGCTTTGAAATAATCCACGCTTTCGGAATAGGAAGAAGTGCAATAATTCTTTTTCCGTCCCTTACTTTAAGCCACCCGCATTCGCCGACTAAATCAATATATGCAAATGTAAGATAACGCAAAGTAAATCCGTCAAGTTCTGGGAATGTCGGACAAGGTTTGTCAAGAAGTTCATATAATTCGTGCTCGCCTATCGGCTCTGCATTATCACCGTTTTTTCTGTATTCAGATTTCTTGTATAATTTTAATTCTTCACCTGCACAGGTTTTTGCAATATAACGAACTGGGTCAAGTCTTGGTGATTTTCCGTAAAGGTCAGGCATTTCTGCACTTGCTCTATTCGGTGCTATTGACCATTTGCGTTTTATCTCTTGAAAAAGGTTCATCAATAAACCCCCTATGATATATACTTAATTTATACACCTATTATTTTATTTTGACAAGTTTATTTTTTTCATTCGTTCCATTTCTGCTTTTATCCTGTCAATGATTGCTTCGTCTTTTACATAATAGCAATAAAGCCAATGGATAAATTCGTGTGTCTTATTGTTGCACGGCAGGAAGTTGTCATTTAATTTTTCGTAGTTTTCTTCCCGCAAATCCTCGTGATGAAGTTCAAACCTTTTTGACAATTTTTTTAAGGTAATTAAATCAATTCCCCCACATTCATTTTTCTTTTTTGCCTTAAATTCTTTCCACACTTTTCTCGCTCTGAAATTGCGTTTCTTTCTCAGTATATCATTCATTTTGTTTCTAATGTCTTTTCAACACTCCATTTTTGATATTTTATTCTTGCTTGGATTGTTCCTTGTTTTATTCCAGTAATTCTTGACCATTCTGCTATGGTCTTTTTTTGTCCCTTATAAGTTAAAAAAACATTTGTTCTTTTGTTATTTGCTTGTGCTATATTCGTAACCCACCTACAATTATCAGGATAATATCCTAAATTATTATTAATGCGGTCTATTGTACACTCACCTCTTTTTGCTTCTGGATTATAACCTGTTTTTTCTGACCACTTCTGAAAAGCATAAAAATCATTTTTCCATTCATCACAAACAGTAATACCCCTTCCACCATAAGAATTAAATCTTTTGTTATTTATATTATAACACCTTCCTTTCATATCTTGCCAAATAACATAAAGTCTTGAACGTCTACCGTTATGCTTTGTGTTTGCTTCTACCTGTCTTTCGTGACGATAACAACCACAAGACTGTGTATGTCCACTTCTGATTTTTGTTCCGTTTACAACACATTTTTTTCCACAATCACAAATACAATTATAAAAAACTTGATAATTTCTCCCATTCCCTTTAACAGTATGAGAGTATGAAACAACGAATAAGCGATTAAATTTTAACCCTGTAATATCTTTTCTTTTCATACCCTTATTATGCTATTTTGCAAATTATAAATCAATAGCAACAATCATTTCTTCGGTTATAAAAAGCAAGGCAAACCGAGTCGCCCGTATCGGGTGAACGACCATTATGGCGGTTTTTAAAACAAGACTTTGCAACTTCGCTTCTGTTGTCTTTCGGTTCTAACTGCTTTAAGCCCTTTGCGTTATAGAAATATTGTCTTTCGCTTAAATCTTCGAGAAGTTCTTGCGTCATATACTCTTTCGGAATATACATCTGCTTCAAGGGTAATTCAAACATCATTTCGCTTGCACAATTTGCATATACTGTCGGGTCGTCTGCTCTACCGCCAAAAGCAACGGGAACAACGTTATAACCCCATTCATTCAGTAAATCCAAAACACCAACGTTTCCACCTTGGTCGCAGATTATCGGAATTGACTTGTCATAATTCGCCATTTCTTGAACCATTCCCGCAACGTCTTGTGTATTATAACCCCTTACAGCTCTAATCTCTATAACGCAGAAACCCTGTCGAAGTGTTGCAACTGTCTTGTCCCCTGTCGGACTTCGGGCAATATCAAGCCCTATACTTCTTGCCCCTTCCTGTCGTTCTTTGTCGTTTCTGTTTTCGTCTGAACAGTCCAGAACATCAGACACAAGCCACACGGCATTTGTCTGCTTATTGCGTGGATAGCCTAAATAAACGTGCTTTGCTTCATCGGGGTCTTGTTCCATAAGTGTTTCATATTTTTCTAAAAGGTTATCGGGGAAAAATGGGTTATCTTCCGCAAGGGGTTCGCCTTTGATAATAAGCCAATCTTCCTGCGGATTTGAAACAAACTTTTGAGTTATCGGGTCATTTGTTGTATTCGGATTGTACACCGCCCATATTTCTGCTTGATGTTTTTTGCCATTATAAACCCATTCTTTTCTGATAGTTGCTTCAAGGGTGTTCCAAGTGTCTAAAGAAACTCCGTCTGCTTCTTCCACGAATGCAATTGTGTAACTGTCTAAGGATTTTAATTGCGAAGCGGTGAAATCATTTAAGCCGTTGAACGAAAAATAACTGCCGTTTGTTTTATTGCGGATGTAGTTTTGTGTTATCTCAAAATCGGTGTAACCTAGTTCATCAATCTTTCTGCACAAGATAGAATAAGAACTGTCTTTGATTGACTTCTGGACCGAACGTAAACAGATAACTTTAATATTATCGCCAAAGTATGAAGGGTGCTCTGCAAACTGAATTAAAAGGCTTGCAGTACTTTCTGATTTCGCAAGACTCGCTCTACCACCGTATGCAATTTTGACGGGATGTGGCTCTCTAAACCTTTCCATTTTTGGTGTAACTTGCTCTCTGTATAACCGCAAATATTCTTTTTGTTTTTCTGCTGACAAAGACAGAAACTTTTCTTTTGAGATTTTCGGAATAACCTGTTCTGCCCTTTTATAACTTCCCTTTATCATTTTACCAATTCTTCAAAGGCTTTTACTCTTTCTTCGGTGGTCTGCATTTCTGTCGTAACTGTACCAGCGAAATTAATTTTCTGCCCTTCTGTTCCTTCTCGTATCTCTTTAAGCAATGAAACAGAAGAACTATCACCCCGTGCTAACACCCTTCTCATAACTTCATTTACTAATTCTGCACCGCTTATTTTTTTCTTACCGTCACCGACTTTTACTTCATATTCTTTTTCAAGGAACTCTGCGTAAATCTGCGACATAAGTTTTTTCTTTGCGTTATTTTCTTTTCGTTTTTCTGCGGATTTTAATTGTCTTTCCCTTGCGTTTTCTTTAGTGCAAGGCTTCAAGTTTT